GCTCGTGGACCGGCACTAAGGGGGTGGGGGAGGAGGGACCCGCTCAAAATCCCCGCGAGGCTGAATCCAGCACTCGCTGGAAACCCTTGATGAACTGCTCATTGATGCGAGCCTCCACATCCATGCGCAGCTGCGGGCCGATCTTGGACTTGCCCAGGAACAATGAGCCGATCGACGGCTCATGGAAAGCCTTCAGGCTGCCATTGGCATCCCTGCGCATCACCAGCATGTTGCCGCTGGCACCTGTCGCCATGAACGCACCAGGGAACGCGGTGCGGCCCCTGGCTCGCAAGGTCACAGCAGTGAGCGGCTTGCCCTGTGGCTTGGCCTTGCCCCAACCCATGCCACGGCCCAGGCCTGGCTGGTGTCCACGTTTGCCGGGCTTGGGATTGAATGCGGCAAGGGTTGGCGGCCTCCTGCTGAATCGCACCGTGGCCGACAATCCGCCCGGGTCGATCTTGGCGCTGAGGATGTCTTGCTTGATCCTGGCGGCCTTGAGGTTGTAGGCCGCGCCGATGCCCTTGGCCACCGCGGGGGAGACGGCCTTGAGGGCATAGCTGATCCCACCACGTTGCGCCTTGAGGAATGTTTCAGGCGCCAGGAATGCCTGCATGCGCTGCAGCTGATCAAGGCCAGTGACCTGGAACGAAACCGACGCCATCACTTCACCTCCCTGACCATCAACACAGTCTGATCAGGGTGCAGCTGGTGCCAGAGCCACCCAGCGGCCCAGGCTGAGTCCGATCGGATCCGGTGGTCCTGGGTGCGGCAGCAGTCGAGGCGTACGGTGATCCAGAAAGGCTTCAGGGCCTGGTGCATTGGACGTACCGGCTCCACTGCTCCAGGGTCAGCACGACCCGCCAGGTGCCGCCCCTGAACCTGACCAGCGTGGCTGCGTGGGTGGCCTGGGCATTGATGCGCTGCTGCTCAGCTTCCTTCGGCTTCACCCGTGCCGCGGCTGCTGTATCGGCCCAGCTGGCCACCTGCACCACATGACCAGGCACGCCGTCAAGGTCGCCGGTGTCATCAATGCGGCCAGCGCCCAGCTTGCGCCGCACCGGCACTCCCAGCAGGTCGGTGAGGATCGCGGACGCTTCAAGCTCGGCGCGGTCGCCCTTGGCCTTCTGGGGGTTGGTCATGCGATCAGGCTGCCGAGGCCGAGTCAAACAGCGACGTTGACTGCCCCTCGGCCTGCTCCAAGAATCGGGCGGCCTGGCGTGCGTACTCGGGCTTCAGTTCGACGCCGATGTAGCGGCGGCCCATCTTCACGGCCTGGTAGCCAGTGCTGCCGATGCCGTTGAACGGGTCGAGCACCAGATCGCCAGGGTTGCTGTAGAGGGTCAGGCAGCGCTCGATCACGTCCAGCTGAAGCGGGCAGATGTGGCGCTCATCCTCCTGCCCTTTGGCCATCCTGCCGTTCAGCACTTTGGTCTGATTGACCTGCATCCAAACAGGCGACGCCAGCTCCTGCCACATGCCCACGGGCAAATCCTCAGGGTCATGGGTCACGGGATCGGGGTTCTCTTGATCCTTGCGAAAGAAGAGCATGTAATCAGGCATTCCCACCCGGCTGCGCGTGCTGTCCTTTTTCAGCTGCTTGTAGAGCAGGCCCAAAGCCTTGGTGCGCTGCATCTCAATCACAGGGTCTTTCCAAATCGTGCAGCGAGCGTGGTAGACCCATCCGGCGGCCTGATGGGCACGGACCAGATCGCCGCCAAAGTCATGCAGGCCAATGAATCCATCCTTGCTCTTGCGTGCTGGCAGGTCTGAACAATGCACGCAGGCAATACGGCCAGGCTTGAGCACTCGATACAGAGCCTCTGTGAAATAGGCATAATGCTCCATGAACTCTTCATGGCTGCCACAGTTGCCCATGTCGCGCTCGGAATCTGAGTAGACAAACAGATCAGAAAATGGCGGCGAGAAAATGGCAAGGTCAATGATGCCGTCCGGCAAGCCATTCATGACTTCAATGCAGTCGGCCAAATAGATGGCCCAGCTGTCGCCTTGGTAGTCGGGTTTCATTTAAGAAAATCGGGAAGGGTGACTCGGTTGGTGCGTGAATAGGCCTTTTTGATTGCTGCTAATTGGTGGCCGTTCATCGCCTCAGCCATGGCGCGCTTCATGCGCTGATGGTCTTGGGACTTGCGCTGCACGTTGCTCCAGATCGATGTTTCCGTGTCGCTGATCACGACGTGGCAGATGACTGGCCGGGTTTGCCCATACCGCCAGGCCCGGCGCACGGCCTGGTAGTGCTGCTCATAGCTGTGGCTGACGCTGGCAAATACGACAGTGTTGGCGTGCTGCCAATTAAGGCCAAGGCCGGCCAGCTTCGGCTTTGAGACAATCACGCGGCGCCGGCCAAACGTGAAATCGTCCAGCGCGGCGATCTTCTCCTCTGGATCCATGGATCCATGCACCTCAATCGCGTCAGGGATGGACTGGGCCAGTGCTGACGATTCGCCATTGGTTTCGCACCAGACGATCACAGCGCCGTCGGCGGCGTTGGCGATCTCGGCGGCCTTGGCCACCCGATCATCCATGGTTAGTCGCTTCTCTCTGTGGACCGTGGTGGCGCTGCCGTCGGGAATCCTGAACAGCATCCCGTCGGGCACGTCCACGGTGATGTCAGCCGACACCGTGTGAAGCTCGTAGGTGAGGGGCGGGAGCACAAATCCCGAATCGTCGCCGCCCAAGTCAGATGGCAACGTGGCGGCCCTGGCCCAGCTGGCCACCCATCGCCAAAAGTCAGCCTGAGCGTGGCCTTTCAGTCGCCAATCCTGGCTGGCCGTGCTGGTGTCGTTGACAAACCACCGGCACAGCATCTCCATGCTTCCTAGGTGGCCCAGGAACTCAGAGTGATTGCCCATCTCCATGTGATCGTTGGGCGCCGGCGTAGCCGTGGCAGCCAGCCGGTACGGCGTGAAGGCGAACGCATCGCAAAGCATGCGCTTTGTGGGCCCGGTAAAGCTCTTCAGAATGCTGCTCTCGTCCAGCACGACGCCGCCGTAGGCGCTGGGGTCCAGCTTTGGCAACCGCTCATAGTTGGCAATGTTGACGCCTGGCCCGGCCTCTGATTGCTCGCGGATCACGCGGGCATCGACGCCGATGGCGGCGCACTCGCGCTGCATTTGCCGGGCCACCGCCAGCGGGGTCAGGATCAGCGATGGCCGGCCTGACTGCTGGGCAAACTCAGCAGCAGCAGCGGCCTCGACCCTGGACTTGCCCAGGCCGGTGTCCAAAAACGCGGCAGCCCTGCCTTTCTCGCAGACAAACTGCAAGGTGGCCAGCTGGTGCGGGAACAGGCTTGGCCACTGATTGGCGGGGGTGAATCCGTGCGACGCCGCAGCGGTGCCCTTGGAGGCGATAAATGCCCGGTAATCGGTGAGGGTCTTTGTCACCCTTCCCCAACCTCCAGCGCTCGCCTCAGAGTGGCCAGGCTGATCGCATTGAGCCCAGCCCTGCCCAACATCTCCTGCTGGTGGGCCAGCAGCGCCAGCACACGAGCGCGCTCGTCCTGGCGGCCCTGGTCATAGGCCGCAGCGATTGCAGGCGCCCCAGAGGCGGCCTCAAGGGCCGCTGCGGTCTCCTGCTGCGTGAGCTCCACTTCGGCTGCGGCGGTTTCAATGAGTTGCTGCAGGTCGTGCCGAATGCGCTCAAGGGTTGATTCGGTCATGCCTGCTCCTCCGCACCACGGCAAAGGAACTGGCAGGCGTCCTGCAAGGTTAAGGGCCGGCCGGCCTGCTGCTCGAGCACGATCAACTCGGCCGCTGCGTGCAACAGCAGCACCTTGCAGGTTTCAGCCTGCCAGCAGTCGCTGTGGCCGGCCATGTACAAGCCCTCAGCGAGGGCGTGCACGGTGCGGCCCAGAAGGCTGTCGGTGGCATTCATGGCCGCGGCTCCCGGATTGTCCAATACGGCGCGCCGGTGGTGGGGAGCGCGCTGCCATCGGCTTCGCTGGCGCGCTTGGCCTCCTTGAGCTGGGCTTCCAGGCCGGTGACGGCGGCAGGGTATTTCCAGGAACGGCGGCCGACGATCCAGGTGAACGACCAATCGTTGTGGCTGAAGGCTGGGTCCAGATCACCGGACTCCACGCGCTTGGTGAGTTCGTCCTGAATGGCGGCCAGGCTCGCGTCGAGGCGTTTGGATGCGGCCTTGATGTCAATGGCGTGCTGCAGCAGCTCGTCGGTGGTCATCAGGCCGGGCTCGGCCTCCACAGTCTGAGTGAGATGGTCAACCATGGCTGACCACCGCAGCGAAGAAGGCAGCGAAGAAAGCAAGCAAGGCCAGATCGCCAAGGCGTTGGCTGCGGGGGGTGGGTGCGTGCATGTGGATTGGGTGAGTCGGCTCAGAACTCCGACCCTGCGACCTTAGCCCGCTTCTAAGCTCAGCGGCAACCATCAGACAAATCCAAGCTCAGAGTCCCGAGCACGCCAGGTTGCCCAGGCCCCGGCCCACGCCAGCAAGCACTCAGCGCGGGAGTACAGCGGGCTGAAGGTGGTGCTGCCAGGCCGGGCCCAGATGGTCTGGCCTGCGTCGTAATGGTTCCCCCAGGTGGCTTCCAGGGCCATGTAGCCGCCCAACTGCGCGGCGGTGCTGTAGGTGCTGCTGCTCTCGCTGCCCAGGCTCTTCAGGTCGGCCAGGATCCGCCGGCCCTGCTCGTCGATGTAGGCCACGTCAAAGGTGCCAGCCACCTTGCGCCTGAGGCAGCAGGTGGGGCGCTCGCTGGCGATGATCTGCAGCTGGTCCCAGCGGTCATGCTCCAGCAGCGGCTGGATCCAGTCGCTGTAGTCCCCGATCGCCAGGGCCCCGAGCTCGGCAATGTCGTGGCGCACCTGCTCGATCGTGCGCGGGGCGCCCTTGGTGGTCAGCATCATCAGCTCCAGCGCTCGGTGCGCCGTGTTGCCCCTGGGCTGCCACACCTCCCGCGTCGCCTCAATGCGCTCCATGGCGTAGTCCGACTTCAGGCAGCCGATCACGCCGGTGACCGAGATCGGGAACTCCACGTCGCCAAGCCAGTAGCGGTGCTCAGGGTCGCGCCGGTGCAGGCCGGGGATGGGTTGGAGCCAGGTGGTGGGGGTGGGCATGGGTGGTGGGGGTGGTGATGGGGGTCGCGCGCGCGTGGTGAACGGCTCCAGGTGACTCCATTGGCTCAGACTCCAGAGCCTGACTTGCGTTTGGCCTTGTCACCAGGGGATCACCATGTGATCACGCTGTGTCAATTTTGAAATTGGACTAGCGGAGTCACATGATGACTGCCTGGTGATCTCCTTAAAACTCTCTCTATGACAGGGTTTTTAGTACATAGAGTCACTTGGGAACGGACGCTATCAAGGGAAATCACGGCGGCATCGGCTGATCCCCGTTCCGCTCGAACCATTCCCGGGCCACCGGCGTCAGCTTCCAGTGGCCCGGCATCGGGCCAACCCTGGCCACCATGGGCCGCCGGCCGGCGCTGGCCCGCGTGAGGCTGTTGGCCACCGATCCGCTGCTGTAGCCCTTGGCCTTGCCCAGCTGGGCGATGATCTCGCGCCGGTGCAATGATGGCTTCCCGCCCTGCAATGCATCCCAAAGCAGCTTCCCGACGCCGTGCCGCACGTCGCGGATGACTTCCGTCATGGCGGTGACGGCAAGCCGGCCGGTGTCTTCGTCGATCTGGTAGTTGAACTCCCGGGCTGTGCCCTGCCGGCACTTCCGCACGATCCAGGTCCGGCGCCAGGTGCTGATGCGCTTCTTCCCTGACGACTTGTCCGGCGGTCCCTCAAAGCCGTCATCGTCACCGCCTTCGGTGACCAGCTGGATGCCATGCACGATGGAGGGGATCTCCTTCCATGCCTTGGCGCCTGCCGCTTCACCGCTGCCGGTGCCGTCGTGGTTGAGCCAGAGCACCGCCGTGTGCCTGCAGATCACTTCCTTGACGAAGGTGAGCAGCGCCGTCACCTGGCCGTTGTCGCAGTAATTGAGATCAGCTCTAGAGGTGGCGGCCTTGCAACTGTCGATGATCACCAGGGCGATCTTCTGGCTCTGCACGAAGTCGAGCAGAGCCAAGCAGCCGCGCAATCCGGCATCCCAGCCCATGGCCGCCTGATCGGAATCATGGGCCCAGACATGGAGCCGGAGCCCTTCGTGGGTTGGGCTGATCGCCGGATGCTCGGCCTTGCCCAGATCCTGCAGGGTGCGGATCAATGGCGCCGGGCCCGAGTCGGTGGCGATCATCAGGACGCTGCCGGCCTGCGGCTGCGCCTCGCGGTCCAGGAAGCCAGTGCCATCAATGATGGCAAACGCCATCGCCAGCGCCGCGGTGGTCTTACCAGCGCCAGCGGGCGCATAGAGCAGCGCCTGATCGTTGGCGGGCAGGAAGCCCTCGAGTAGCCAATCCAGGCTGATCACCTTCGACAAGTCGATCGATCGGTAGGTGGGCCGCTCCTTTGGCGCGGTGCCGGCGCGGTGCTGCTCCTGCTCGGTGAGCAGCCGGAACAGCGCTGCATTGATCTGACCATCGGTGCGCCGGAACCGCGCCATGATCTCGGCCCGGGCTTCCATCTCGGTGTCGTCGTCCTGGCCGCGGATGGCCGCCAGCGTGACCGTCAACAGCTCGCGGTAAGTGGCCGGTGGCTGCTCATCAACGTCAGCCGCCCCGGCATCAGCGGCTGCGCCTGGGGCCTTTCCCGGCGGCTGCTCACCTTGGGGGCGGCGGTAACGGAACCCGCCGAGGGTGTCGGCCAGGTAGTGCAGGGTGCCGATGGTGGTGCCACTGCTCTTGAAGCTCTGCCATTTCGCCATGCACTCGTCTTCATCGAAGTTGCTGCATCCGCTCGACCACTTCACCCAGTCGCTGATCAGGCCCGCCGAGACGCTGTGCAGCGCCATGCCGACCCGCAGCCAGCGGTCGTAGTCCTCACAGGGCGGAATGTGCCTCAACAGCTCCTGCGCCCTGGGCACGTCGGCATCAGAAGCCGGCTGGTGCTCAGCTGCTGCCGGTTCCGTCGCGGCCTTGAGCATGGGCCACAACAACCAATCCGGCGCATCGGCCACCTGCAGATCGGCAGGGGAGCGGCCATCAATCCAGCGGTAACCCTCGGTGTCAGGGTGCGCCCCAGCGATCACGGACTGGTGCCCGGTGCCGCGCAGCTCAAGCACGATGCGGCCGGCATCGTTGTGCCAGACCCGCCGGCCGCGCAGATGGGGCCACAGATCAGCCGGCACTCTGAAGGCCATCTGGCGGCGATTGATCACGCCGGATGACCAGGCCACCGTGGGAGGCAGGTCAGACCAAAGCCGGCCGTAGACCTGCTTGAACATCGCCACGGCGCCGGTGCCGTCAAAGTCCACGGCGATCACGCCGGACGCTTCACCCAGCACCAGGCCGACAGCCTTCACGAAGCTGGAATCGGCCAGCTCGGCGATGCCGTCGGCGTCGTAGGTGTGGTGGCTCCAGTCCGTCTTCATGTCCCCGGTGGCCGGGTCCACAGGCCGCTTGAGTCCATCGCAGGGGATCAGCCGCCAGTCGCTGTCCACCTGCTGGAGCTCCGCCAGCAGCTCAGGTGTCAAGGTCATCACGGGCGGGCCTGGCGATCGTTGCGGGCCTGGGCGCGCTCGCGGCGCCGTTTCTCATCGCGCAGGATCTGGCGGATCACGGTGGAACGCGGCTCAGAGTCCCGAGCCTGATCCAGCCAGTGGATCAGATCGGCCGGGAGCCGTACGGGGATGGGGTGCATGGGTGGGGGTCAAGCCCAGACAGCGTATCCGTGGCGGATACGGAGTGGCAAGGCTGAGGCTTGACGGTCGGAGTTCTGAGCCTGTATGGTCTGCTCATGCGGAACCAGGCCGGCTGCAACCGGCCCCGCTCCTGGCCACGGCCAGCCCTGTGTCCTATCGACCGGCCTGGTTGCCGGCATTCTTAATGGTCGCCGCACCAACGCGGAAAAAAAGCGAGCAACCTGGAAAGTCAGGAATCACGCCATGCAAGCACTTCCTGCTTAACAGGTTGCTGGGCAGAGAAATGGGCGTCCTTAGCCGTGGCATGCCTCCGGTCAAGGAAGTGCTGCTGTACGACCTGACCGCCGGTGACGGCGTTCCCTACGTCCCTACAGAGCAAGGCGAGCTGCTGCCCCGAGCCGCCTTCGGTGACGGCTGCTCGCCTGGGATCTTCCTGCGTCACGCCGACTGGCTTGTGCGGCGCAACCGCCTGCCGGTGCGGCTGACCAGCTGCGAAAAACAGGCGATCACGCATTCCGAACTGCTCAAGAACACGGGCAGCTGGCTGGCGGCCAATGAGTGGATGGAGCTTTCCCGCGGCGTGCACGTCAAGGGATACGGAGAGGTCCGTTACCTCAACGCCAACTCCCAAGAACTGCAGCCGCCACTGATCAATCGAGATGCGGCCTGCTTCATCTACAACGACCCGAACCACATCGAAGACTGGAGCTTGACGCCAGAGTTCGTGCGCAACTGCCCAAAGTTCACCACATCGCTATCGACGCTTGGCTGCAACGTTGGCGGGTTGAAGCGCATTGAGGAAGGGAAGCGACGCGAATGGTTTACGCGCGTTGAGGTTCTGTGCGAGTCGTTGCTGCAAAACTGGCACGATGCGTGCTTGTTTTCTGTCGGCGGCGCTGACCAGTGGGCGTACCTGATCACGGCGCCATCTAAGTGGCGGGACGAGATCACCAGCGAATGCTTGCAAGCGGCGCAGAGGCTGGAAAAAAAGATCACGGCGCCACCGCAAGTGGTGTGGCGCAAGCGGAACCCGGACGCGTTTCACGAACTGCAGCGGTTTCTGTTTCTGACCCGCGATGAGTTCAACCGTGGAGTAGAGCTGTGATGGACTGGACTGAGATTCTGCGTCACTACGACGAGATCACCGGCATTCATCCGGCTGCTGATCTGTTTCCGATGGTCGAGGGTGATGAGCTGCGCGAGCTGTGCGCCGACATCAAAGAACGCGGCCTGCAGCAGCCGATCATCGTGTGGCGTGACGGCACCCTGCTCGATGGCCGCAACCGCCTGGTCGCCTGCTACCGCACCAATCAGGAGGTGGTGCTGGAGACCTATGACGGCGACGACCCTGTGCAGTTCAGCCTGAGCGCGAACCTGCATCGGCGGCACCTGAATGCTGGCCAGCGTGCCGTCGTGGCACTAAGTGTGCGGGAGCTGCTGCAGCCGGCGGCAACCGAACGCATGGCCGAGGCCGGTAGATCGGCGGCACCCGGAAAGCCAGCCAATAAAGGTACCGCAGATCTGCGGTACCTTTCACCCGTCGCGGAAACGGCCGCCCAGATGGCTGCAGCGTCGGTCCTGGCCGAGCAACGCAAACAGGGTCGCAACGTCGCTGCCCAGGCCGCCAAGGCCGTCGGCGCCAGTTCTCGCTCAGTGGAGCAGGCTGCCCGCGTAGCGAAGGTGGCGCCCGATCTGCTGCCGCAGGTGCAGGCCGGTACCATGGCGCTTGACAAGGCGCACCGCGAAGCTCAGCAGCGGGAGCGACAGCAGGCCGCCACCAGGCCGCAGCCCGAAGCGCCCAGGCTGCAGGAAGACGCCACTATCACCTTGGTTGATCACAAAGGCAACCCGTTCAGCTATCCGAAGCCCAAGGGCAAGGCCACGTTCAACCAGCAGAAAGGCACCGAAATCGGCTGGGCAATGTGGAGCTGGAATCCCGTCACCGGCTGCAATCATGGCTGCAGCTATTGCTACGCCCGAACCATTGCTGAGTCGCGCGACATGAAGCCGTACTACCCGGCCGGCTTCACCCCACTGTTTCACCACGAACGACTGGAAGCGCCACAGAACACGTCGGTGCCTCAACGTGCACAAGATGAGCCGGCCTTTGGTCGCGTCTTTGTTTGCTCCATGGCCGACCTGTTTGGCGCCTGGGTGCCCCAAGAGTGGATTGATCGGGTTGTTGCCTCCACCGTGGCCAACCCACAGTGGGAGTACCTGTATCTGACAAAGTTTCCGCAGCGTTACGATCGTCTGCAGCTTCCTGCCAGCGGCTGGATTGGCGCATCGGTTGACGATCAGCATCGAGCTGAGCCGACCCTGGCCGCCATGGGCAAGGTGTCAGGCGTCAAAGTCAAGTGGCTGTCACTGGAGCCGTTATTGGAACCAATCAGGTTTTCAAACCTTGAGGGCATTGACTGGATCGTGATAGGCGCTCAATCGGAGAATGTTGGCCAGAATCCAGCGTTTGCGCCTGATTTTGAGTGGGTAGCTGACCTTGTGGCGACCGCACGCCGCGACGGCTGCAAGGTCTGGCTGAAGACCAACCTTCTCGGACAAGCCAGCGGCCAATGGCCAGGTATGCAAATGATTCAGGAGGTGCCGGCATGACCACCCGCAAAGACGACAACCGCCGGCTGATTCAGATCACGGTTCAGCCTGATCTGTACGACAAGATCCGCCAGCATTGCAACAGCCTCGACATGCCGATCACGGTGTGGGTTCGAGGCTTGATGCGAGAAGCAATGACCAATCACCGTTCACCCTCAGACTCCCATGCCTGACCCCACCCCCCACACCTTCTACACCGATCCCACGATCGGTTTGACCGTCACCGCGCACCCGGGCCCCGGCTATTGGGTCGTGAACTTCGTGCGCCGCAAGCGCATGCACAAAATGCTCGATCAATGCGCCGCCTGGCTCCCGGCTGGCCGCTGGGATGACACGCGCTGGCACCCTGTTGGTGCGCGCCTGGTCCCGCCGGCGGCGCTGGCGGTCGTCGAAGACTGGCTGGCTGAGCGCACCGTTGCGGAGATGGCATCGTGACCATCTCTCCACAAACCAGAAACTGGCTGCGCCAGTCCGCCGCCCTCGATGGTGCTGTTGTTTCCCAAACGTTGCTGAACCTGCTGGAGCGCGTTGAGGCGCTGGAGGCTGCACAACCACACGACATACTGCTGATTGGCGGCCCTGCCATCAAGGCGGACACGGTGGCCACGGATGAGGAGCTGTATCAGCTCGCCTACAGCATGCCTTTGTCTACTGAACAGGGGCGGCTTAGGCGCTGCTACGACCTTGGCCGCCAGCACGGCGCCACCCAGTCCCCAGTCGCCCAGCCCGCCCCGGTGGCGCGTGAGGTCCACTTTGAGTTTGCTGTCGTGGACGGCGATTACAACCAGCAGGCTGGCGGGACAGCACCGACCTATTCTCAGGCGTTGAGCGAGGGTAATCATTACCTGGCTCAGTACCTCCAAGATGGCCCGCACACACTAGAGATCCGCCGCATTGAGCTGCTGACCCAAGCCGAGGAGGTGTCGCACCTGGAGCGCAATGCCTAACACCATCGAACCCCCCGCCCCACCCAGCCGCGCCGCCCTGGCGGCCGTGCTGGCTCAGGCTGCCGAGCCTGATTGTGCGCTGCTGGCTGATCGGCCGGTCAGCGATGCCGGCGGCAGCCAGCGCATTGACCTAGCCAACGGCTGGCGGCTGAGCCTGTGGTGGCACCCAGGGCCGGAGCTTGGCCGCTTGTGGGCCGCCACGGCACCGGATGGCGAAACCTGGAGCTTTGGCTGCGATCGCTGGCCTGATTGGCTCGCCGGGCCCGCGGCGGTGGTGCTTGAGCCGCTGCGCCACCTGCTCACCGATGAACAGCGCGAGCGGCTGCAGCAGCGCTTGCTGACCTGCAGCTGCTGGCCAGAGCCTGACCCGTTGCCAGAGCTTGAACCACCCACGATGGCTGAGCTGTTCCCCGAGGACGAGGCATGGGCCAGCTGATCAGCACTTCTAGCCTGAGCTGCAACGACAGCCCACGTTGGAAACAAAGAGCCGCGGCCGACTCCTAGTGCGCCGAATCCTGGAGTATCCGCCGAGCGTTACCCATGCCCAGATTGCCGCTGAGGTGGGCCTGGGCCGCGAGACGGTGCGCCGCGTGAGGTTTGGCGAGCGCTGGGCCGATGAAGCGCCAGACATGGAGCGCATGGAGCCCGATCAGGCCCGGCGCCTGTGCCATCAGTGCGTGCACTGGGACAGCCGCGACCAGACGAAGCAGCACATGCAGCTGGGCCGCTGTGGGCTGGGCATCCCTGAACCGCTGCTGGAGGGCCTGGCTTGGGCCAGGGGGTGCGGGGCGTTTACTAGGAAGCAGGCTCGCAGCTGATCGACACGCCGCCGTCTGGCTCAGGCTTGAGCCGCAGCCAGACGCCACCCAGGCTCTTGGGCATCACGATGCGCTCAACCGCCCAGCCGCCACCGCCTTCGAACTCCTCTTTGTAGGTGCCAGTCTGAAGGTGCCAGCGCTGCTCGATGCGTTGTCGGCCGCTCTGGCCCAGCCGGTAGCAGGGATGGCTCACGATGCTGCGTTCGTGGTTGTGGCCATTCACCAGGATCGACGCATCCGGCGCGATGGCGGCATAACGGCCACCGCCCATGGTGCCCTTGGTGATGATCCCGCCCCAGGCGCCATGATGAAAGAACAGCGTCGTGCGCCGGATCTTCTCTTCTCGATTGGCGCCAGCCATGAAGAAGCTGAACCAGATGAAGCCCTGGTAACGCATGTGCTCGCACGGCGAGCCATAGCGGTCGCGCATCAGGCGGGTCAGGTTGCCGAGGGGGTCAATTTCGTTGTGGCTGATGATCGCCGTCTCATGGTTCCCGTCGCTCATCATGAGGACGGTTTGCGCGAACGGCTTGAGCCATTCAGCGGCTTCGTCAAACACCAGATCAAAGTAATTCGATCCCAAGTGCTCCGGCCTGATGCTGCTCTTGCTGGCGCGCCGATCGCGCTTGCCTTGCATCAGGCACAGGACATCACCAAACATCAACGCATGGGCGCCGCGGCCTTGGGCCTGCTTGAGGTGCTTCCGCAACAGCTCGCGGTCACACTTCGGGTTGTCGAGGTGGATGTCTGAGCAGAGCAGGAACTCATGGGGCTCCGCCCGCTGGTAGGGAATGCGGATCTCCAGCAGCTCAGGGGAGTGGCGCAACAGCCTGATCTTCCTGGGTTGTGCCATAAGATCCCGCCGGCCCCTGCAGGCTAGGGATCTCAGCCTTCCTAGGCTGGTCCTGTGGGTGCTGCATTGCCCCGGCTGCTCTACGGGCCGGGGTTTTTTATTGGTGCATAACCGGCGCACTCTTTAGAAAGGTCCTGCAAAGCCCTAGCCTCGTCGCAGTTGCAGCGGGCGGGTGATCATCGGCTATGCCAGGGTCAGCACGGACAAGGCCGAGCAGGATGTTTCGATTGCTGAGCAGGTAAAGCAGCTCAGGGACGCCGGTTGCGATCGAGTGATTGCCGAGCGCCGCAGCGCCCACAAGGAAGGCCCCAGGCCCGGCTGGGATGAGCTGCTGGCGCTGGTCGCCGGTGGGAGGGTGCGGCGGGTGGTGGCCATCAGCCTGAGCCGCCTCAGCCGCAAGGGTGAAGACGTGCCATTCCTGCGCATGTGCGCACGGCTTGGCGTGGAGGTCCGACTGCTTGACGGTACGCCGTCTGACACTGCCGACCCATCGGGAAAGCTGCTCACCGGCGTGTTGTCGCTGGTAAACGAGATTGACAGCGACATCAAGGCGATCAACATCCGCAATGGCCTGGCCAGGCGCAAAGCCGCCGGCCACTACGCCTGCGGGCGCGTGCCGTTCGGCTATGCCTACGACGGTTCCCAGGTGGTGCCGCACCCTGAGCGGTTTGCCGAGGCGCGACTGCTGTGGGACCAGCTGGCCGCGATGGAGTTCAATCTGCCCGGCACCATTCGGCGCCATGGTCTTGATTGGAGCGCGCGAGGCCTGGGCCGTTGGGTCAACAATCCAATCCTCAGGGGCATCATCAACAGCCAAGCCGATCGGGTGGCGGCCTTGATCAACTGGGAAGAGTGGCAGCAGGCCCGGCGGCTGATTGACTCCAGGAAGATTGCGGGCACCAGGGCGCCTCGAGTGATACGACCTTTCTCAGGCTTGGTGCGTTGCGCTGGCTGCGGCAAGGCAATGCACTACGCCGTGGCTCACGGAAAGCAGCGACTCAAATGCACCCACCTTCATTGCCGCTTCTGGGGCCGAGGCTTGGCGGAATGGAAGATCCGGGACCAGGTGATCAAGGAGCTGCGCGCAGCCGCCGCGGCCATGGGTGATGTCGCTGCATCGGCGCAGCCGACCAAGGACGCGCCAGAGCAGGCCGAGAAGCGCCAGCAGCTGGCCCAGCTTGAAGCGCTGGCCGCTCAGGGTGTGCCGGGCCTGGCGCCCACGATTGACGCCATGCGCCTTGAATTGCTGGCGCCACCGCCAGTGGTATCAGCGAACTGGGCAGGTTTTCGCGATGCGCTCAGCCGTCCCGATGTGCTTGACGGCGCCACAGACGAAGAACTCAGGGTGATCCTGCTGGAGTTCTGCGCGGAGATTCTCTACGTCGGCGATCCCAGCCGCGTCAAAGTCCGGCTGCGCGATTGCCCGAGCAACGATCCGGCGTAGCGCTGTGCGTGCATCCATGCTCTGGAGTCTGAGCCCAGCAGTGCCACTGCGTCAACCTGCAGCAGCTCGGATGCTGTTGTGCTGAGGGTCGGAGTTCCCAGTGGCGCCAAGCCAAGTCAGGACCTTAGGGTTATGGCACCACCTACCCAGGATCACGACCATGAGCACCCGTGAACAGGTCCGCAACACCCAGGCTGAAGCCGCCATTGCCTTCGGCGCCATGCTGCGCCGCTGGCGCGAGCGGAACGGCTGGACCCAGTACACCGCCGCCGAGTGGGCGAATCAGGCTGCCAAGCCGTTTGCCACCCTGCCCCATAGCGGCCTGAGCGAACTGGAGACAGGAAGAACCAAACACCCGCGCGCGCCGTTGTTCCTGTACCTGGGTGAAATGAACGCCAGGGTCGCCGCCGGCGATTACAAGGGGGTGAGCTCCCGCAAGATCCTCGACGAGCTGACCGGCAGCAAACCAATCTGCGATCAGGCTGGCCAGCCATGGGGCCCTGCGGCGTTCTGGGAATGTCATGCCGGGATTCGCCCCATCCCCGACTGGCTGCAACCCAAGCCGCTTTCGCCATTCCCAGAGCTCACCCAGCAGGCCGCCATCGACCTGGGCGATGACTGGCGCGAACAGGTGATCGAGGTTGGCGCGGCCCACAAGCTGCGCCCGCTCCAGGCCATGGGGCAGTTTGCCCGGGTGGTGCCCGCCGCTGCCCGTGAGGCGGTTGAAGACGGCCTGGCCGGCGGCTTCACCCCTGAGCTGCTGCAGCCCTGCTGGAACCCTGAGGAGGGCGAGTGGGCTGTGGTGGGTTGGATCGGTGATTGGGCCGCTGCGTTGGCCGGTCGGAGTGCCACCCAGGGGGGGGGGGGGGGGGGGGG